CAGTACTGGAGAGCCCGTGTCTCTGAGCTAGAGGACAATGTGTCTGACATGCTCAGCAGGCTAGAGATTCTCTGAGCTTGCGCCCAACACCAGCCTGGGCTAGGATGCTGGACGACCTCTGTTCTCTGTTTATGACCGAGCAACTCGAAACTCAGTTCACGAACTTTCATCGCGTGAATCCTCACGTGTATGAACAGCTCAAGACTCTTGCTCTTCGGTTGAAAAACGTGGGCGTTAAAACCTACGGCATCAAAGCTTTGTTTGAGATTCTCCGCTTCAATGCATTGCTGAGTGTTGATTTCAACTTTGAGTTGAACAACAACTATGCTCCATTGTATGCTAGACTCTTAATGAAGCAAGAAGAAGAGCTTCGTGGATTCTTTAAGATCCGTGCTTTACAATGAAACGCAAACAACTCTCATTCACTGAGGTTGAGCTGGGCATTCTTATGGATGCCCTTCGCAACCAGTGGTGGGCACGGTACAATCCTAAGATTGAGACTACCGTGGAGATCCACCACAACTTGCTTGACCGTATCATCACTGCACAGGTACAACTTGGCAATCAAACCGAAACCGATTCCTAACTCGATCATCACGCCCATCGTTGGCATCATGATTAGTTTGCTGTTCTTGTCTGGTGTTGCAGTTATTGTAGATCAGAACAAGTACAGACCCAGCACCAAGTCCTTTCGCTTAGTGTAACAATGGCTCGACCTGATCCTTTTGGCAATCGCATTGATGAAGTCATGGAGTGGGATGCCACTGATGACTTAACTGAGTACACTGCTGAAGACGGATTCGCTGCGGCTGCCACTTGGGATCTTCCTGAGGCATTCGTCTGCATTGTCCGTTCTGAAGGCAAGAATGGTAAGATCACTGAGAAGGCGTACCGTTCACCAGCTGCAGCACACAAACACCTGCTCAAGCTGATGGATGAGGATGCTGAAGAGATCACCGTTCTTACGGATGACACCATTTCCATGCCCATCCTTCCATGAACTACCTTGACCTTGCTGATGCCCTGTGTGATGCAGGGTATGACATAGACTACGACACAGGACACATTGGCTACAGTGCCATTGGTTCTACTGAGTTGTTGATTAGTCTTTATGCTCTGAACAAGCTTGAGATCCATCATGATCTCGATGGCAAGACAGAGTATTACATTCCACACCTAGCTGTCTGTGACATGCAGAGCTATTGTGATCAGTTCCCAAACGACCCACAATGCAAGTGCTATGATGTCTGACCTCACCCAATTCCAGATTGAATCTCTCAACGAACACGAATACTCCCTCTTCCTAGCTTATGGCGACACCTTCCGAGATCAACAAACAATTCCAGCTAGAGCAGGAAGCGATCTCGTGTGGGAAGGAGAGGCTACACGACTCATTGAAGAAGCTGGAAGAGAAAAGCTACGCATCGGCTAGCGTCTATGGCGCGTCGAGCATTGCTGCTGCTCTCCCTGCTGTAATCAAGAGCATTGAGGCTCAGTTCCACAAACTTCGTAAGGGCAATGCTGGGCAGTATTACAAGCCCATTGCTGAGCATCTCGACGACCTTGAGCCATTGGCTATTGCTACCATTGCTCTCAAGGTGACGTTCGATAATGTGTTTAGCATGAAGCGTAATGCTGACCTGCTTACCAATGTCCTCACGTCCATAGGCTCAGCATTGGAGGCTGAGTGTAAGTTTAGGTGGTACAGAGTTACAGCTCCTGAGTTGTTTAAGTACATACAAGACAAGTACTTCCACGAGTCTTGTGGTACACATCAGAAGATGTCGATTGCCAACCTCATCTTCAATCGTCATGACATCCAATGGGATTCATGGTCTATCAAGACACGTGCTGCCCTTGGTGGCTGGTGCCTTGAGCGGATCATGGAGCAGACTGGATGGTTCATGAAGTACACTGAACAGACAGGCAAGCGTTCTGTCTGCCGCCTTGTCCCCACGCCTAAGTTCGTGGAGATCAGGGAGCAGCTGATTGCCAATGCCGAGATGTTCAGTGGTATCCCATGGCCTATGCTTGTTGAGCCTAATGACTGGAGCAACGAGCGCATGGGTGGTTACCTGACAAACGAGCTGATGCGTGGTCATCAACTGACTCGACGCGGTAACCAGACAGTAGAACACGGGGAAACACCGATCCAATTTCTGAACAAGCTTCAGAAGGTGAAGTACCGTGTGAATCATCATGTGTTGGAGGTGGCTCGCCACTTCAAAGAACGTGGCGTGAAGGTTGGGAAGTTCATCCCAATCAGTGAGGCATTCAAGCCTCCTCGTCCACCATCAGCAGATGAGGATCCTTCAGTCCATCAATCGTGGAAGCGTGAGATGGCTGAAGCATACAATGCTGATCGTCTTAATTTCAAGCGATCAGTAAGAACAAGAACTCAGTTGGAAGCAGCTGAGAAATTCAAGGATGAGGAGTACTATCTCTGCTGGTCGTTTGACTACAGAGGAAGAGCATATCCAATTCCTGCTTATCTCACACCACAAGATACAGACTTTGGTAAAAGTCTGATAAGGTTTGCTGATGAGTCATTTGTCAATGATGACGCAGAGCTGTGGCTAGCATTCCAAGTAGCAACAACCTATGGGTTGGACAAAGCTACTATGGATGAGCGTATAGCTTGGGTCAATGACAACCATGACTTGATCACAAAGATCGCTACCGATCCCATTGACAACCTTCCTGAATGGGAGGGTGTCGAAGAACCATGGCAATTCATGGCTGCATGTCATGAGTTTTACCACTGCTGTATTGAGTGTGATAAGCAATTCACTGGTCTAATGGTTGCTGTTGATGCAACCTGTTCTGGTCTTCAGATCCTTGCTGGTCTTGCCAAGGATGCATCCACTGCATCACTGGTTAATGTGTGTCCTGGTGATAAACCAAGCGATGCATACAAGGCAGTTGCTGAGGAAGCCAAGAAGTATCTCCCTTCTGAGATGCATAATTGGATGACGAGGAAAACGACCAAGCGCACCGTCATGACCATCCCTTACAATGCTACTAAGTCAAGCTCTCGTGTCTATATACGTGAGTCTTTGAAGGAGCAGGGGATTGAGCCAACACCTGAGCAAGTAACTCAGGTTGTTGATGCTGTCTATCAAAGCATGGATGCGATTGTTCCTGGTCCTATGCGTGTCATGCGCTGGATCAAGAAACATGTTGGTCAGTACATCAGAGATGGAGCTTCTGAAGTTGAGTGGTCTACACCCTCTGGGTTTGTGGTCAATCAACAGAGGAACAAGCGAGAGACTGAACGCCTTAACCTTCAGCTGCTAGGTGCTACTAAAGTTACCTTGTCAGTTGGAGACGGTGAGCCTTGTCCTACAAGGCACAAGTCCAGTACTGCTCCGAATTTGATACATTCACTGGATGCGTCCATTCTTCACGAAACATTTCAGAAGTTCAATGGACCATTCACAGTCATCCATGACTCAGTGCTTTGTCGAGCAACTGACATGGGAACACTCAATCAACTCGTGCGAGAAACCTACACGGACATCTTCACGAGAGACTGCTGGCTTACAAAGTTTGGTGAAGCTGTTAACGCAACAGAACCACCACCCATCGTAGGCACCCTTGACCCTGAGGTAGTCGAAGACTCCACTTACTTTTTCTGTTAACCGTGACCCACGTAACCAAAGAGCCTGTTGTCCTTGAAGGGTATCAGGCGATCCTCAAACCCACTGAGTATGGCTACACGTTGTCTGCTCTCCTGCCCAAGGAGTTGATCGACGCCCTCGAAGAGGAACGTGAGAGCTGCCTTGAGTGGGCGAAAAGCAAAGCAAAGAATCCCAAGCGGGTGACTATCAAGCCCGAGCCTTGGGAAGAAGTCAGCTCTGGTATGTACCAGTGCAAGTTCCGCTGGAAGGTGGATGACAAGAACACCCCTGTTGTTGTCGATACCGAAGGCACTGTCATTGCTGATGCAAACACTCCCATCTATAGTGGGAGCAAGGTGAAGCTTGCCTTCATCCAGAAGCCTTATGTTCTCCCTGCTGGTGACATTGGCACGTCTCTCAAGCTCAAGGCTGTGCAAGTCGTGAGCCTGAACAGTGGTGCTGGTGTTGTTGACAGCGGTGATCTGGATGCTGAAGGAGCTGCTGCTCTGTTCGGCACCACGCATGGCTTCAAAACCTCTGAACCTAACGTCACCGCTGACGAATCCTTTAACATCGACGAAGACTTTTAATGGCTCTGCTTGACACCAACACCACCTACAACGAAGAGCTTGGTCTCTTCGAGATGACGGCAACCCTCACCCTGCCTCCCATCACTGTCACTCGCTCCAAGAAAGACAAGAGTGACTTCCGTTATGACATCCAGCGTGCATTCACTGATGTCGTTGAACAGGTGATCGAAGGGGAAATCTGATGCGTAGCCGCCTGGAAGAACAGGTGGCTGAGTTGTTAGATAAGCTGAACATCGAGTACAGCTATGAACCCGAGAAGTTCAGCTATGTCATCGAGGCTAACTACACCCCCGACTTCAAGGTTGGGGATGTGTACCTTGAGACAAAGGGTTTCTTCAAGCCTGCTGATCGTCGTAAGATGTTAGCAGTCAAGAAGTGCAACCCTGATCTTGACATCCGCCTGGTCTTCCAAGCGCCGTACAATAAGATCAGTAAAAACTCCAAGACCACCTACGCCATGTGGGCTGAGAAGAACGGCTTCATGTGGTGTCCTTACTACGAAATCCCTTCTGACTGGTTACATGAAACCAAAGAAAAGCCTTAGTGGCAAGATCCATCTAAGCAAGAAAAAGAAAAGCCGCCGCCCATACAAGGGTGCTAAGCCTTACCGGGGGCAGGGACGAGCATGACTTACATTCAACAACCTCATCCTGCTTTCGGTACTAAAGAAAGGATCAAGGCTTTGTTCGGTGACACTCTTGCTGAAGTACCTGAAAGCTACGATCCCCATGAAGTTGCCGATGCTTTCCTTGAAGAGCTAGACAGCTGGATCACCTACCACGCAGATTGCAAAGCTACCTATGAGTCTGTCAGAATCGCCCTCCGAAAGCGAGTTTCAGAGACATGAACCATGTAATGTATGTGGGAGTAGGGATGCTCTCGCTCGGTATACTGATGGGCATGGGTATTGCTTCTCATGTGGTGCTTACGAACCCGCAGAAGGCAGCGACCACCATCATCAAACAAAAAGTTCCCACTCTACCTATCGTCCCATGATCAAAGGCGAACCAGTTCGGTTAGCTAAACGTGGACTGTCTGAGGAGATTTGCCGTAAGTTCCGCATCCACAAGGATGGCGAGGAGCTGCGGTTCCATTACTATGACCAGTCAGGTCAGATATGTGGAGCCAAGGTAAAGACCAAAGACAAAACCTTCCGCTGGGATGGCAAGAACACTGATCATCAGCTGTTCGGTCAGCACTTGTTTCCAGACAAAGGCACCCGCCTAACCATTTACGAAGGAGAATTAGACGCAGCTTCAGGTTATGCTGCAATGCCCACCTGGCCTCATGTGTCCCTACCTGATGGGGCTCAGAGTGCTAAGCGTGCATTGCAACGTGTGATGCCGTTGCTGCAAAGTTATGAAGAGATTGTTCTTTTCTTTGACAACGACGAGCCCGGCAGAAAGGCTGCTGAAGAGTGTGCTCAACTCTTGCCACCAGGCAAGGTTAAGATTGCAAGGATGGAGAAGTACAAAGATGCTTCAGATGCCTTGCAAGCTAGTGACTCGGAAGCCATACGCCGTGCTGTTTGGGATGCAAAGACGTACCGACCTGACGGCATTGTTGATGCAAAAACCCTACTAGATTTAGTAAGTGAACCGCTACCACCATGCGCTCATGACTATCCGTTTCAAGGAATACAAGACAAACTGCACGGGATCCGATACGGAGAGCTTGTCACGATTACTGCAGGATCTGGTATTGGAAAATCCTCATTCTGTCGTGAACTTGCAACTCACCTTCTTAACAAAGGAGAACGGGTTGGCTACGTGGCTCTTGAAGAGTCCAATCGACGTACTGCACTTGGACTGATGTCCGCCCATTGCGGCAAATCTTTTCACCTTGGAGAACATGACCGATCTACTCTCACCCAAGCTTATCAAGATACTCTTGCTAAGTGGAACCTGTATCTTTTTGATGGGTTTGGGTCTTTTGATCCTGATGTCATCTACAACCGAATTGAGTACCTTGCCACCGGGCTTGAGGTGCGTTGCGTATTCCTTGATCACCTCTCAATCCTGCTCAGCGGGCTTGACGGAGATGAGCGCAGGATGATCGACACAACCATGACCAAGCTACGGTCATTGGTTGAACGCACTGGTATCTCTTTGTTCCTTGTTTCCCACCTTCGCAGAACATCCAATGACACCAACCACGAAGAAGGAGCCCGTGTCACCCTCGGACAACTACGAGGTTCGGCAGCTATTGCTCAACTGTCAGATGCAGTTATTGCACTTGAACGGGACCAGCAGGCGGATCGAGGAGCGGGTGGAACAACTGTTAGAGTGCTTAAAAACCGTTACTCAGGAGAAGTAGGCGTTGCCTGCCATCTTGACTATGATCTTGACACCTGTAAATTCCATGAAACTGAACCCGAGCCTGAGTTCGACCCCACAACAGATTTCTGAATCAGAGATTGAACATCCTTGGCTGCCTCATCCTCCTAACCCTCCCACTGAGGAGATGATCCGTAAGGCACAGTTTGTTGACAAAACATATGTCTGGAAGGAGCGATCGAAGGCGCGTTAAGCTTCTCGCTTACAATCTAATGTTCAACGGGTTGATCTTTGTGACCAACCTTTTTATTGTTGCTGGAGTTGTTCGCCACTGGAATGACTAAACTCGCTTATGACATTGAGACAGATGGGTTTGACTCGACGGTCATTCACTGCCTTGTTACGCAAGACTTGGACACTGGTCAGGTATTGCAGTACAATGATCGAGGAGGTGATTGTTACCCTGTTAGTACTGGGATCAATTACCTTGCTGAGGCAGACATCATTGTTGCTCACAACGGTATCGGCTACGATACGCCACAGATCAAAAAGCATTACCCGTTTTTTGACCACCATCATCAAATCGACACGCTAATCCTAAGCAGATTCTTTCACACTGACCTTCTTGACAAGGACCTAAAGCTCAAGCGTCCTATGATGCCTGCTAAGCTGTATGGGTCACACAGTCTTGAAGCCTGGGGTCACCGCCTCAAGTGTCACAAAGGTGAGTTTGCTAAGCACACTGACTGGAGTGAATGGTCACAAGAGATGCAGGATTACTGCGTTCAAGACGTCGCTGTTCTTGTCCAACTATGGGAACATTTCCAATCTTTAACGAAGCAATTAAGCTCGAACACCAAATCGCGGAGATGATGGCCGCTCAGGAGGCCGTAGGATGGCCCTTTGACATCCGTGCTGCTCAAGAGCTAGAGAACACCCTTTTAAACCGCGTAGAGGCGCTTAGAGCGAAGGCTCAGAGCCTTTGCTGGTGTGTTCCTGGTAACCTGTTCACGCCTAAACGCGATAACAAGACTCAAGGCTATATAGCTGGAGCAGAAATGCAACGGCTCAAGGAGTTCAACCCAAGTAGCCGTGAGCACATTGCGTGGTTCTTCAAAACATTCCAAAATTGGAAACCACAAAAGCTTACCGAGACCGGTAAGGCTGTAATTGATGAAGTCGTTCTCAAAGAGATCGGCACGGAAGAAGCGTTGTTATTCCTGGAGATTCTTGAGACACAGAAGAAACTCGGAATGCTGTCGCAAGGCAACAACGCATGGTTGAAGTTGGTCAAGAATGGCAGGCTTCACCATTCCTGCTTTATCGGGGCTGCCACACATCGTATGGCGCATTCACGTCCCAACTTGGCGCAGGTAAGCAGCGATGCTGACTGCCGCTCATTGTTCATTACTCGTCCAGGCTGGAGGCTAGTTGATAGCGATCTAGCAGGGATCGAGCTTCGTATATTTGCCCACTACCTTGCTAGGTATGACCAGGGTGAGTATGCTCACATCCTACTCAATGATGACATCCATCAAGTTAATGCTGACAAGATTGGCATCTCGCGTCGAGCGGTTAAGACGGTCACCTACGCTTTCCTATACGGTGCGTCGGACACTAAGATTGGTCTCAGCTACGATTCACAGCTGTCTAACGAGCAGGCCAAGTCGAAGGGCGCAGAGATTCGTCGAGCGTACCTTGACGCCATTACGGGTCTGGAAAAGCTCGTTACAGCGGTCAAAGCAAAGGCGAAAAGCCATGGGTACATACAATCCATCGACGGTCGCCATATCAATGTTGACTCGCCGCATAAAGCCCTGAACTTCTTGCTTCAGTCATCGGCTGGCGTTTTGGCAAAGCGGTGGCTACTCATCACTGATCAACGCTTACAAGGTATCGAGCATGAAAGGTACGCCTTTGTGCATGATGAGCAGGCGTTAGGATGTCCCCCAGATGTGGCTGAACAAGTCGCATCAATCTGCACCACATCAGCTACCATGGCTGGTGAATACTACAAGCTACGACTCCCTATTGATGCTGACGCTAAGATCGGCATGAACTGGGCAGAGGTACACTAATGCTACTACTTGACACCGACTATCTTGCTTACAAGGCGTCTCAAGCATGTGAAGAGGGTATTGATTTTGGCGATGACGTCATCATCACCCAATCCAACTTCAGTGAAGTGCTGAAGGTGTTTGAGCGTGAGCTTGATAAGATTATGACCGCTATGATGGATTACGATGTAATCCTCTATTTCTCTAGCCCTGAAAATTTTAGGAAAAAAATTTACCCTGATTACAAGGGTCATCGAAACCGACGTAAGCCCCTTGGCTACAAACGTTTGGTAAACTGGTGTAAGGACAACTTCCAAACCGTTGTCCGTGATGACTTGGAAGCAGATGATGCCCTAGGCATTGATGCTACCATGCCTAAAGATGATTTTGATTACGATCAACCAATCATCGTTAGTCCAGACAAAGACATGCGTCAGATCCCTGGTGTTCTATGGGACATGAAGGGTGACGTGGAGGAGATAACTAAGGAAGATGGAGATCGTTGGCACTTGATCCAGGCTCTTGCTGGTGACCCTACTGATGGGTATCCAGGCTGTCCTGGTATTGGCGTGAAGCGTGCAGCTGATCTCATTGACAAGCATGACTTTCCATGGGAAGCTGTGTGCCAAGCCTTTCGTGAACGAGGATTGTCAGACGACGATGCTCTGCTTAACGCTCGGCTTGCTAAAATTTTACAAGCTGAGGACTATGACTTCATCTCAAAAGCCCCAATACTTTGGACCCCCACCTCCTGTCCTGGAGCTGACAATGGAGCAGCAGTTCAAGCTGCGCCAGATTGAGGATGCCTTGAAGCATCCTGACACTGCTAAGGAAGACATCATCACCATCTTCATGGCTCTTCAACGACAGTGTTTTACACTTTCCAACTGCGTTTCCAACCTAGTTGCCAAATGGCCAACACCAACAACTCAGGACCAACCTACTATCGTAGAGGATCTATTCAAGTTTGGGACTTCATCCGAGACCAAGGACTGAACTT